CGGGAGCAGGCGGGAAAGATTAGCGCGGAATTAGCACAAGCTGAGGCCGCTATATCGGCTGCTGAGGGCTTCAATCCGGCCGCGTCGCTCATTGGCTCTACGAACATTGCGGAGGCGTGGGAGGCCCTGCCGTTGGGCAGTCAGCGCCAATTGATCCGGGCACTCATGGACGTCACGATCCTGCCGGCTGGCAAGGGCGTTAGATTCGCGTCAGATCAGGTCAAGATTGAATGGAAGAGCCAATAGCGCGACACGCCCGACACGCCGATAGGTTCAATTTCTTTTTGACTAACAGAAAGCAGTGCTTTGGAACTCATCTGATCAGATCTGAACTGATCTGCACTGGTTTGGAAAGCTGCCCAGATGGGGAGGCCTTTAGCGGCCCGTGAGCCGGTGCAACTGAATGGGATAATAGTCATTAGGCGGAAACGACGAAACCGCACACTCGGGCATGAGTTGTGCGGTTTCTGCGCGTAAGCCAAACAAGAAATCTATGCCTGCTCGGGCTATAACTCGCTAAGGGAGTTAATTTTGACTCACGCTAATTCGTCACGCTGCTCAAGCGGAAACGAACCTGACATCACACTACGTCACGACACCCCCACCAAGCAAGCCGCGACACGCGCCGCACACATTGCAGCCGTAGTCGCCGCAGCACCTCCAATAAGTGCCAGTCAGTACAGCATCATTTCTTCGCTGTTCGGAGCGTCCAAATGACGGCGCCGTGCCCCAACTGCTACGAGATGTTCCTACGCGGCCACATTGAAGGCCAGGGCACCGCACGGCAGCTCGCAGAGAACGCCGCCCGGATTCAGCTTGCACTCGAATTGGAGGCTGACGACAACCGCCGTAGGGCCAAAGCAGCCGGCGCGTGGATCGACGTAACCAAATCCCGCAACGCTCCCGGATCCACATACGTGCCCCGGAACGCCGCATGAGCGCCCCATGGTTTGCCGCGGAATCCTTTGAACAGGAATCCCCTGAATGGCAGGACAAGGGTCTACGGTCTCATCAGCGACTCGCTGCACGCCTCGCCCAGTACGCCGAAGGTAAAGCGCTATATGTGGACGGTGCAGGCTGGCACTTCTACGACGGCACCCGCTGGGCACCCGACGCCCGCGAAGCCTTCATCAACAAGTTGCTTACAGACCTCCTGAAAGTCTGCTGGGCAGAATCTATGGCAGACCGGGATCTAGCCCAGGACGTTAGGGCCAGCATGACCGCAACGGGATCCGCGGGCGTGGTCGCTCTGGCGTCTCGGCAACTGTTCGCGGCCCAGACTGACGCGAAACCGTGGCTGCTGAATTGTTCAAACGGGACATTGGACCTACATTCCCTGACACTCCGTCCGCACGACCCCGCGGACTACATCACCAAAGTAACTAACGCCGCATATGTCCCCGGAGCCGCCAGTTCCACATGGGCCGATTTCCTAAAGTCCAGCCTGCCCAAGGACGAGGTTCGTAGGTTCTTGCAGCGTTACGCCGGTATGGCGCTCATTGGGCGTGTCATTGAGCATGTACTCGTAATAGCCACGGGCAGCGGGCGTAACGGTAAAGGCATCCTCGCCGGCGCCATCTCCAATGCGCTCGGTGACTACTCAGTTACGGCGTCCAATGACCTCCTGATCGCTGGCCGGTACGGGCACAAGTCCGCCGGAGAACTCGCCGCACAGATGGTTCTGCGCGGTGCCAGGTGGGCTGTCATGTCAGAACTCAACAAGGGCGACCGCATGGACGAATCCACCATGAAGAACCTCACCGGCGGCGACAACATCACCGCTAAATTCATGGGGCAGAACATGGTTGAGTTTGCACCCAGCCACACGTTTTTCATGCAGACCAACGACCTGCCCACCGTGGACGCTGACGCCAAAGCCGCCTGGGCAAGAATCCGCGTCGTCCCGTTCGACGTGTCGTTCATTGGCCGCGAAGATCCAACACTCAAAGAACGCCTAGAAGCGGAAGCTGACGCCGTTTTGACGTGGGCAGTTGAAGGCCTGCGGGAGTACCAGAACATCGGCCTAGCAGCCCCTGAATCCGTCCTGAAGACGACTGAGCAGTATCACCAGGAGAACGACTCGCTGGCGCGATTCATCTCGGAGCAGTGCATCGTCCATCCAGCCGCGTCCGTAGCCAAAGGCCGGCTCGCCGCCGCATACACGGAATGGGCGAAGGAAAACGGGGAAGACGCCATGACCGCTAAGGCGATTGGTAGCCGCTTGAAGCAGACCAAGGGCATCCGCGAAACCAATTCGGGGTCTCGTGGTTGGTCCGGTATCGGGATGGCCGCAACCGAAGAAAACGGCTCTGACATGGGGAAACAACATAAACAACAGATTTACCCAGAGATTCTCACGGGAAATGAATATAGGAAACCGCCGGGAACTTCTGTTGTAAGCGTTGCGCATGACTTCGCACCAGCCTTGTGCCTTGTCTGTGGGGACGCGCTCGACGACAACGAACACGAACACCACTTGGAGTGTGCCGCATGACCGACGATCAGAGTCTCAGGCGCCTGGCCGGTGTGCGCCAGGGCGTAATCAACATGCTCAACAAGCGCGTTGTCCGGCTGGAAGCAAAGTTGAATGCAGCCGAAGCCCGGCTTGCCATGTATGACCACCGGGAGGGCCTGTGACTGAGCCTGAGGCCCTCCAGCATCTGGCCGACCTCCACGAGTTGCTTGTGAGGCTCCACGACGCGGTAGAAGCCCAGCCAGCCGAGTACGACGCTTACGGATTCCGCCTGTGACCGACGCGGAGCGGATAGCCGCTCTCACTCAGCAGGTCGTCTACTGGCGGAACATGGCCGCGGATTTGAACCAGATTATCCAGGCATCACGGAACACCCCCGAAAAGATCACCGGACACACCACGCTCCACGCCGATCCCACAGGGACACGCGCCGCAGCGAACGTAGACAGACAACGCAGAAGGAAGGCATGACTAATGGCTTACGGATTCACTGACAAACAGCTTCAAACGTGGGAGTGGCCGGCACAGGCAGCGGCGTGGCGAGAACGCGCCATTTGGGCCGACAGCAACGCCCGGCACTGGCGCGGCCTCTACGAAGCAACCCAGAAGGCCAAGCCATGAACTGCCGTCTATGCGCAGCCACAGAAACCGGGATCCGCCCGCCACTCTGCGCAGACACCCCCACTACCCGGATCTTCAACAAACCGGAGTGCGAAGCAATTCTTCGCGCCCGCCAACTTCGCAACTAAGGAGAAAAACACTTGGGTAAGTTCGACAATCTGAACGACTCGCATGTGCCTGACCTGATCCGGCGCATTGAACGCCTGGAACGTGCGTCACCGATGAACAACGCGGCAATTGGGCGCGGCGGTATCGAGGTGTACGACGGTGGCGTGATCAACGTCAGCAACGGTGGCCTGAACGTGACGGGTACGGCGACTATCACTGGGACGTTGCAGGCTGACGGCACTATCGCGTTCACGGGCACGCTGACGCAGACGGGCGAGTCCACCTTCACCGGCCCGACACACCTGGACGGCCCGACGGACACCACCGGCACCCTGTCCGTCGAAGGCGTCACGACGTTGAAGAATGACCTCAACGTCACCGCGGGCGGAAAGATCAAGGCCGGTGGCCTGACCCTGGATCCGTCCGTGTCCTCTGGCGCCCTCGTCTTTTCCAACGGCGCCCAAGTCTTCACCGACGCCACAACGGTCCAGATGTTCAAGGGAACCAGCGCCGTGCAAGTGGCCAACGGAACCGCAACCCTCCAGGGCAACGGCTCCAACTATGTGCGCTCAGACACCACCGGCAACACCATCGCCGGGCCACTGAAAAACACATCCGCCAGCACCATCAGCAGCGTTACCGCGAACGTCTACATGGACTCCTCAGGCAACATCAAGCGGATTGTTTAGCTGGTGAGGACCCAGTAAAAGTCAACGGCAGTCAGCCGGGGTAGTACTCAATGCAGTACACCTGGGCCGCGAACTGACCGATGTTGGCGTTGTTCCACAAGGTGTCTTCTTCACTGAGAGAACCCTGGACGACCTTTACCTTTGTCCGTTCCACGCCCTGAGCCATTTGGTCACAAGCCAGCATTGCCGCGGATACGAACTGTTCTCGCGTCGGCATTAATCCCCGCCAGGTCGGGCGCACGCTGCGGAGATAGAAATCGTCTGCTGCGGGGTCGCCAAAATCCCCGGTAATTTGGCCAGCCGCTTTCATTCTCGACCTTTTGTCCGCGCTTGGCGTCGGAGTGGCAACAATGGGTGCCGCCTGAGGCTGAGACGGCAATGCGTCTTCAGTGACGAGCGCGAGGGAACTCACCTCAGGGGACGGTGAAGCAACCCTTGCGGCCGAATCTGAGGGAGCTGCCGTGCTCGCGCACCCGGTTATCGCCAGAACGGATACAAGAACGAGTCCCCCAAATTTTCCCATGCGCAGAGTCTAGCGCCCCGTACACACCACCAAGGACAAATAATCATGCCTCAGCGTCACGACATTGGACACCAAAAGCGCAGCCGGCGCGGCACTGTCAAGGAATACGCCGATTACAGCCAGCTCGCCTCATCTCTTGTTGAGCGCGGATTGTGCAGTGTCTTCATCCTCCAAGGGCGCCACAAGTGACCGCGAAACCCTGGGTCAGGCCCACACCCGGATACGCCCTCAGCGCCAAACCCTACGTCTGGCGCAACGAACCCGAACCACCCCTCAACGGTGTAGTAGTCCACGTCCGCGGATCCATCGTCCAATGGCTCACACCTGAACAAGCAATCAACCTGGCAGACCAGCTAGTGGACGCCGTTGAACAGTACGAAAGGACAGCGGCATGACACTCAACACAACCCACTGTCCAGTACATGAAACACCCCAGCCGAGTATCTGCTTCACCTGCAATCGGAAGCACCGCGACGGATGGGGCTCAACGCCACCAGCAGCCCACCACGATCAAGGAGACGACGGCCACGATGACTGACCAGACACCCGGCCCGGACGCCACCTCGCAGGAAACCGCCGACGAGATCTACAACTCCATCTACGGAGCCGCGCAGCAGCCGGAACTCTCCCCAGACGACCAAGACTTCTACTCCCAACTCTTCCCCACCAACTAAGGAACCAACATGGCCTTCACCTTTAATCCCCTTACCATCGGCATCAAGGACCTCTGCGACATCGTGGACACCGCCGCCGCATACGGCATCGAACCAAACCCCAAGGTCACGCACGGAATCAAGCTCTACGAAACCCTGCACGCCAAGGTCACGACCGTTCCCGCCGTGAAACTCCTGGACCTCACCGAAGATGAAGCAATCGAATATGCCTTCACTGTCGCCCGGTCAAAGGCCGTCGTCCTCCCCGGTCAGCCCGCCGTAGGTATCGCCGCCTCGGTCCTTCAGGATCAGATCATCCGCGAAACGTGGGACATTCTCACGGCTGACGCAGACCGAATCATCCGCGGACTGCGCCCGACCTTCGACGCAGCAGCAGGACAGGTCCACCGCGCCATCGAAGCAGGGATCCGCGCCGAATCCACACCCCAAGACGTCCTCGACCTCGAATCGGAGACCGCCGCCTCACTCTGGAACGACCTCCCCAAGCACATCACCGCCTTGGAACGCATCAAGAACCTCCGCGTCAAGATGTCCCACAAGCTCGGACTGGCACCTCAGGCCTTCTACAACGGCGACATGGTCACCGACTACACCGCATGCTTCGTAGACCCGGACACCGGCATTACCAAGGGCGTCATCACCGCCTACCCCAACAACGCAGCGGGCCGACGAACCTACGCCCACCCGCGCCAGGAATGGCTGGCCCTCGCCGCAGCAACCCGCGGGCGCATGCAGCTCAACTAACCGGCACGGTGCTGGCCGTCAACACACAGGCGGCCAGCACCACCTGGGGCATATCTCCTCTGGGTGGGTGCCCCGTTTCGCCCCGCCGGGGAAGGTGATTTTCATCCGTACGGGTTGGGGGGATTTTTCTGATCGCTGGACCAAGGAGGAAATGACAATGGCGAGAGCCAAGAAGGTGTGCCCAAAGCCGGGCTGTCCCGCAGTTGCAGTCGGTAGGTACTGCAAGGACCATGCTCGGGAAGCGGACAAGGCCAGAGGATCGCGCGAAGCTAGAGGTTACGACCACGCGCACAGATCCTTGCGCAAGGCGTTCATCCCAGAGCATGAGGCCGGCACCTTGGTTTGCTGGCGTTGCCGTGAACTGATCCCCGCCAACGAGCCCTTTGATCTGGGTCACGACGATGACGACCGAACCATCTACCGCGGAGCCGAACACGCGAACCGTTGTAACCGCTCCGCAGCGGGCAAGCGCGCCCACCTCTACGACTGACCACGACAGGCCAGCACAAGGACACACACGCGGCCCTGGGGGAGGACTCCCAGACACGACCCCAGCGCCACCTACGGTGAGGGCCGTCGGGGTTTTGTCAACCGCTCAACCTCAATGACAGATAAGAAAGGAGTCCCTTTTGGGTACTCAGAGGAACTACACAAAGCCTAATTCCCGGGCCTTTAGGGGCGCCGGACCCCAGAATTTCATCGACTTGCCGGCGTCCGGGTGTGAGCTGGAAGTACCCAAAATGCCTGCTAGTAGGGCATGGAATCGGGTCGAAAAGGCCCGTTGGAAGGAACTATGGGGCAGTCCACAGGCAACCCAGTGGGACGAAACCGCTCGGGGAACGGTAGCGCTGCTGGTGGCTTATGAGAGCCGCTTGCTGGGCTCTGAGGACGGCGGGACGGCTTGGGTTGCGCAGGAGTGCCGCTACGCTGCCGAGGCTCTTGGTTTGACGCCTAAGGCCCTGGCTTCGCTGGGGTGGAGGATCGCTAGTGAGTGAACGACGGAGGGCCAAAGCAGCCGTCGGCACAGCCGAGGCCCGCGGCGCCACTGGTGGTGTCCCGAACGAACTCTTCGGGACATTCCGGGATCACGATTGCTGGCAGTCAGAAGAGGAAACTCAGCTCTGGTTCACGGCTCATGGCCTGATCTGGGAACAGAGCGGCTGGCCGAGTGGTGAGCCCTGGGGCCGGCGCGATGACGCAGCCCGCGCTTGGTGCAGGAAAAACGGACTGGTGGACAAATGGGGCCACCCCGCCGCGGGACGGTGCAGGGAACTGGGATTCAGCGCTTCGACACGGGCCCGTGACCGCTTTCAGCACGTCATGACCGGCAAATAACTCAATAGCAAGACCCAACAGCAGCCCGGTCGAGCAGTCGCCGCGGTCGCCTCCAATTTGTTCAGTTGTGGTTTGATGTGGGGATGAGCGAGGAATTGGGGCCCGTCACTGTTGGCAAGTACACGTATCCGGATCAGGCGGCAGCCGATCGGGACAAGAAGGTCACCCGGTGGCTGAAGGGGTGTGGGTTTATCGCCGTGGCCTTCGTGGTCCTGGTGTTTGTCGGATGCCAGGCGCTCATGAACGCACCGAAGAATCAGACCGGAGGGAACGACGCTCTTGCCAAGTCCGCTTGCCGCGAGTCCGTGAAGAAGCAACTCAAGAACCCCGGGAGCGCGATGTTCTCCGGAGAGGCCGCCGTTGGCGGACGTGTCTCCGGAAGTGTCGAGGCCAAGAATGCCCTGGGCGGCTCAGTCACGTATGACTACACCTGCACAACCTCAGGCATTGGCAGCAACAATGCGACGGCAACTGCGTCCCTGAGCAAGCGCTAACTCCAGTCCTCGGCCCTATGCGCCTTGCTCGTGGTGAGCGTCAGGAGATGGTGCAGATGCTTTCCGCTGAGGGCATGAGTACGCGGGCCATCGCCCCGATTGTTGGGGCGAGCGTCGGGCAGGTCCACGCCGATAAGCAGGTGTTCAGAACTGAACACGTGGAAGCCGCCCCGGTGCAGGGCATGGACGGCAAGAGCTACGCCCGCCCAGAACCCGCTGAAGCCCCTAAGCCGAAGCGCCGGCCACTCACTGATCAGTCAAGCGAAGCCGGATGCTGACAGGCGCCAGATATATTTGCGGCATGGCAAGCTTCACGCTCGACGGCGAAACGTTCGAGTACCTGAAACCGGATCCGGGGCACCAGTCGGAAGAGGCTAAGTCGTGGACCTACGGGAACTATCCAAAGGTGCTAGCCAGCTTGCCCCTGGCTGACGGCGGCACGGTGACTGTTTACGCTGTGGCGGAACGCTGGAACCCCTCGCACATTCTTGTGAGTTGGGCAGACGACGGACGGCACGCGCATTGGGCTTGGATCCCCGCCGGCAACGTGGAACGCGTGACCGATTCGGAGTGGGATATTGAGGAATACCGGCGCTGCCCCGACAACCTCCGCGGGATCAGGTGGGGGAACCGTCTGCCAGGATTCCTGCCCGCCTAGCAGCGGCACGCCGCCGAGGGCGCCGCGTAGACCTGTCTGGTTCTTGCCGTCCCCCTCGAGCAGGAGCAGCAGGAAAATAGTAAAGGCCCCCGGTTAGTCTCACGACTGGCCGGGGGCTTGCTGTCTCACCTCGCGGATATGAACCCGACCTTAGTCAGTCATGGCCCCGGTAGATTGGCGAGTTGGGGTCGTTCGGGTCGTTCTCGATATTCTCCCGCATGATCTCCATTTCCCAATCCTCGGATTCTTCCGAAGGCGGCACCCGCACAGGGTTCGGGTTGCCGTTCTCGTCATACTCCGGGTAGGCCACAGGCTTGTTCTCTGATCCAGTCATGGCCCCCATCATAGGGCGCCGCTTTTGTATCATCGGACGCATGGAAGATGTCGAGCCTCGGAAGCTGGAAGTGATGTATACGCTCGAAGACTTGATGCAGATTTTCCAAGTCAGCCGCTCAACTCTCTACAGCCTGATCCGGGATGAGAATTGGCCGCACTCGAAGTACGGCACGCAGCTACGGTTTGAGGAAGCTGACCTTGACGCCATCAAGGCGATGCATCGTCAGAGGCCGGCAGAGAAGCCCTTGAGGGCACGCAGCACCAGGATAGGCACGGAGCGGTCTAGGACCCTCGCCCGAAACTACAACCTGCGTCACGGGCTCCGAGAAACACAAGACCCCGGCTAGTCGCAATGACTAACCGGGGCCTTGCTGTGTCTAACTCAGTTCAGGGAGAGACCCGCGTAGACGTCGGCGCACATGGGGCAGGTTACGCCTTTGCTGTCACTTGCGGATCCGTTGCCGCGGCCTTTCACAACGTACTGGTGGCCGCATAGGGCGGTTACTTTGGTGCCCATGACGATTGACTCGGTGATCTGCCAGGAAGGTACGTAGTGGTTCACTACGGGCCGGAAGTTCCCCGTGTTGGTGTGAGTATCCGGGCGCGTCTTTGTTGCGGTGCTCATGATGATTCCCCCCAAGGGATCAGAAGTTGGTTGCTTGTGTGGTCACTGCTTTAGGACTCCCTGCGGGAGATTTGCTTCTTGGTGAGTAACCCCTTCCCCAAAAAAGCCCGCTGCCCCCGTCTCCGCTCTGCTGCCTTTGCTCACAACGAGTAGACCCGGCCCGTTTCGGGACGTGTCTAGCTGTGAACCTGGACGACCGTAGCTCGCGGGAGTCTTCCCTAGGCGGTTCTAGGGATTCGGTGGAGATGTAACCGCGCCGCTCTGGTTTGGCGCTAGAGGGCTGGAACGCGCTTACGACGCTCAACAGCCATATGAAAAGTCAGGGCCAGCCGATATGCTGACTCTGCAATCAACTGAACTTTGATTGCCGCGCCCGGTAGATGTTGCAAGCATCTGACCGGGCATTCCTTTGTCTCGGAACACACACAACGATGCACTACCGTGGTGCCGCTCGTCAACTGTTAGCGGTTCTAAGTAGACTCGTGTCGTGAAGACAATCATCTACGTGCGCCAGTCAGAGGATAAGTCCGGGCATGAGGCTGCTGTGCAGCGTCAGGAGGCCGCGTGCAAGCTGCTGGCCGCGGCTAAGGGCTGGGAAGCTCCGGAGGTCTACGCGGACAACTCCATTAGCGCCACGACGGGAAAGACGCGCCCGGAGTTTGAACGACTCGTGCGGGACATAGAGGCCGGCACGGTAGGCCGTCTTGTTGTGTGGCACCTGGATAGGCTCACCCGGTCCATGCGGGACCTTACCCGGATTGTAGAGGCGGGCCAGAAGCAGCGGGTAAACATCGCTTGCGTTCACGGCGTCTCATTGGATCTTGGAGATCCCACGGGCGTTGCAGTTGCGCAGATCCTTACCGCCATTGCTGCAATGGAAACGGGGCACAAGGGCAACAGACAGAAGGCTGCTAACAGGCAGCGTGCGGAAGCTGGCGGCGCGTTTTGGTCACGAAGGCCATTCGGTTACGACCGCGACGACTCCGGCAACGTCGTTGTCGTGCCCAAGGAAGCCGCAGCGATCAAGGATGCTGCTACCAGGGTGCTCGAGGGGGAGACGCTGGCCAGCGTTGCACGTTTATGGAACGCTGACGGTCTGCGCACAACGGATGTTCGCAAGGACAAGACTACGGATGAGGTCACTAAGGCCGGCGGATTGTGGGGAGTTACCCAGGTGCGCCGGCTGCTCCTAAACCCCCGATATGTGGGCAAGAGGATTTACAACGGCGATCAGATGGAAAAGGCGGGGGAGTGGACGCCGATATTGGATCCGGATGTTTTCGAGCAATTAGAGGTCAAGCTGAATGATCCGCGACGGAAGACCGCGCCCGACGATTTGAACTCCAAGCATCTGCTGTCCGGGATCCTGATTTGCGGGAAGTGCGGAAAGAACATGTATGCCGCACCTACCCAGGTTGGCGGGCGCACGGTCATGGTTTACCGCTGTTTCGGTGGCTATTGCATGCAGCGGCGCAAGGATCTTGTTGACCAGGACGTCATTGAAACGCTGCTCGCCCGGTTGGCTTTACCCGACACAGTTACGGCGGTATCTGACTCTGTGGACCTTAGTGAACTCCATAGCCATGCCAAGGATTTGCGGGGCCGTCGTGACGCTCTGGCGGCGCTCCTGGCGGATGGTCTGCTGTCTCCGTCTGCCGTTCGGGAGCAGGCGGGAAAGATTAGCGCGGAATTAGCACAAGCTGAGGCCGCTATATCGGCTGCTGAGGGCTTCAATCCGGCCGCGTCGCTCATTGGCTCTACGAACATTGCGGAGGCGTGGGAGGCCC